AAATTTTATAATTATTTTTCGTAAATCTATTGACTAAAATTTAGTAATTATGTATAATTATATCGTACAGACCGAACGGCTGTGCATCGCATCGGTTGAGAAACCATTTTTATACCAGACATTAAGTCTGCTTCCGATGCGAAAAAGTTTTAAAGGTAGGATATGCAGACGGACGCAGTACAGCTTGATTTCTTCTCGGAAGACCCGAACAACTCACCTATGCTCCTATCTGCAATAGGCGAGGGCATAAAGAACGATTATGGAGTGTACACCGAGAACGTGCTTGAGTTCATGGAAGGTAAGCTATCTAGCACTAACGTAAAAGTAAATCTTTGTGCAGAAGGTAACTTCATCATCTACGAATTTTCGTATCAAGCTAAAGATTACGGATGCAGTCACCCGTTGGTTCATAAAAGCCACTATTGCCATAGGAAGAACAGCGCATCGTTCCTCGCAGAGTGCATCTACAACGATTTTCAGCACAGCGTAGTACCATATGACAAGAATCTTGTCAACTACACTAAGGAAACGAAGGAATTGCTGAAACTTTGCAGGAAGGTATGCGACCGCATTGCAGCAGAGGTTATTTAACTAATCTTACAGGATAAAAAAAACAAATGAAATACAAACTTACAGAAGAAACAAAAGTTGTCTATGGTCATACACTCCATAGGATAGTATGTGTCACTACTTTCGCATCAGTATCTGTAGGAGATATTGGCGGTTGGGTAGAATCTGAAAACAACTTGTCGCAATACGGCAATGCGTGGGTCTACGACAATGCAAAGGTCTACGACAATGCGAAGGTCTACGACAATGCAAAGGTCTACGACAATGCAAAGGTCTACGACAATGCGGAGGTCTACGGCAATGCGGAGGTCTGCGACAATGCAAAGGTCTACGACAATGCGAAGGTCTGCGGCAATGCGGAGGTCTGCGACAATGCGTGGGTCTACGGCAATGCGGAGGTCTGCGACAATGCGTGGGTCTACGGCAATGCGGAGGTCTGCGACAATGCAAAGGTCTACGGAGATGCGGATTATATCGTTCTCAAAAACTCTTGGAGCAGCGGAAGATACTTTACTTATACTGCGTCAAACAAGAAGTGGAAAGTTGGATGTTTTTACGGAACGGGAAAAGAACTTATTGCTAAAGCTTACAAAGATAGCGAACTTTCGGGTAAATGCTACGAAGCTGCTGTAAAGTACGTGGAAGAAATTGAAAGGATAAAGAAGGAACAGAAAAAATGAACGAAAACTCACAGAATGCCTGTATCGCCATTTGGCTGAAACAAGGCAATGCAATCACACCTCTTGAAGCTTTGAACAGGTTCGGATGCTTCCGTCTTGGCGCAAGGATTGCAGACCTGCGCAAGGTGGGCTACGATATTGAAACAAAGATGGTTGAGAAGGACGGAAAGCGTTTTGCGCAGTACAAGATGAAGCGCAAGTGTTGCAACTGCGCCTATGCTGACTTCCGTTACAACGATGCGCCTGTTGGAAGCGGTACAAGCACATTTCTCTGCACGAAGGAACATTGCTCCAAGGGATATGGAGACCTTTGCTGCAAGGATTGGAAATCTAGGTGCGAGGGAAAGAAATGATTGTCAAGTATTTCTTCAAAGTTATGGGTGATGGCGAAGTTCACGAATTTCATTCAGATGGAAAAACACCTTCCGAAGCTGAATTTGACCTTTTTCTGAATTTCTTTGACAAGCCTGTGGAAATACTTGAATACCTTCCCGATGCCCCGATTGAACAAAAACAGGAATCTTTACAACTTTCACTTTTTTAGGAGATTTATATGCCGAAACAGAAGAAACAATACCCGTTCCACATCTGCCTGTGCGGTAAATCCAAAATCAGAGACATGCTTGACGAGCTTATAGCACTTGAAAAGCCGCTTAACCCGTCTGCGGGTTACACATCTGTAACTAGACAGGCGATTACCGAATATTACATCCGTCACGGGGGCAAGTAATGGCCTTGAAGAACCAACCTATTACCTATGTCTATGTCCCTCTTTCTGAATGGCTTTTGGAAGTTAGCATGGTTGATGATGCCGATGCTAAAACTTGGATGCTTGGTGTGATTGAATCCATCATTCGTCAAGAGCGTGGCAAGTACGATTTTGCCGACAGGTTGCTCGACCTCTCCATGGACTACAGGGCGAAGGCGGCGGAACGCCAAAAGGCGTATCGTGAGCGCAAGAAAGCTGAAAGCGGTAACGATGTACCCGAATCTGAAGATAACGGCTCTAATGTGGCTGAAACGCCAAAAGAAGGGGCTTTGGTGCTTACGAATGAACCTAACGTGACAAAAGATACGTTTGAGTTTTTCAGAAAGCTCTATGGTGGTCGCAAAGATGGCCTTGAAACTGAATACAAGCGTTTCACAACGGCTTGCAAGAAACAGAAGCTTGACCCTGCCGTGGAAGTGACGAAGCTTGCTGATGCTTGGGCTAACGAAGATGCAGCCCGTCAAGCCGCAGAAGCGCAGCATCAGTTTTACCCGCAGCCGAAGAATTTGGGAACGTGGCTGAACAACCTTTGTTGGCAGTCCGAACCCGAAAAGCCGAGGGTTTCGCAAGCTGTGGGTAACTTGTCGCAATCGCAGCGTTTGCTGATGCAGATGGAAGGTGGTATATAATGGCTTGGAACATTGATAACGTAGCTACTCATTGCTTTTATTGCGGTGAACCTCTTGATGTTGGCGGTTTACACGGAATGGAAGCGGTTTACTTTCACGGGCGTTTCGTGTGCAGGGTTTTCTCTCATTCTGAATGTATGACTAAATATGAAAAGGAGTTGAAAAAGTGAGAAGAAATGTAGAAGTTGTATCTTGCGATTTCTGTGGAGAGAATATTGAAGGTATGCTTGTAACAGGGGAAGTCAGAACTATTAATTGTGGAGAACGTAAGTATACGCCTGTTAGATTATACAAACAAATTTTCTTCAATTATGATGGAACAAAATACGTTTATGATATTTGTTCCAAATGCGAAGATAAGTTAGCTAATGGAGAAATTAGTATATCAACTGATATTTGCGTAAACAGGAGCTTTACAAATGGATAACAAGATGCGCAAGATTCTGATTCAGCTTGGCGCAAGCTATGAGCTTGCAGGGAGAAAGCTTACAGATGATACTCTGCTTGGAGCTGCAAAGGAAATCTACGATACAATTGAAATCAACGAAGATGAGGTTGAAATCCTTTTCAGAAAAGCCCGTGTGATTGCTGATATTCCTACAATCAGAGTGCTTAACGAAGCGTACAAGCTAATCTGCAAGGACAGGCCGATAAAGAACGCACTACCGCCACCGAAATCGGAGCGCATCAGCAAAGAGGAATTTGACGATATGGTAAAACAGATTAAGGAAAAACTTTCTTTTAATGATGTATAGATGCTTTGGATTTTTGTGATTCTTGGAGTTGTATGTTACCTAATAGGATTCTTCATTGGATTTGTCCTAGGTAACGTAGGACAGAATAAAAAAAGAACGTGTGGAAAAGTGTGAAACGATTGAAGATATAATCAATAAGGAAGGTTAATGAAAAAGGATTGGTGTAAGATTGGAGCTTTGGGCAACATTGCACTTGTGGTGCTTAACATAATCAACTTGATAATCAACATAACGAGGTAATAATGGAACATCTTCCAATCGTAATTTTTGAAATAGTTTTATGCGTGTTTTTAGGCTTTGTTGTTTTAGCCGGAATCCTGTTTCAGCAAATAGAAGAAAAGAAGAAGAAGAAGATTAAAGAGCTAGAATCAGAGCTTGGAAATTTAATTCAGCAATATAATGAGCTTGAAAATGTTTTGAATATTTTACAATAAAAATTGACACCACATATTGACAATGGGTAGACATTAAGCTATATTACATAGTGTTCTGATGAACAAAGGAGTGAGTCAATGAACAAAAAAACAATCAATTTCTCTGTCAATGCTTTCCGTAACAGAAAAGAAGAAAATGAATTTGGTGAATTTATCACGTTCAGTTCTTATTCAAAGAATCTTGAAACGGCTCTGCAAGAACTTTCAGATTACTTGCGTTTCGCTAACAATAAATTTCAAGACTTATACATTCTTATGTGTGAAGGGAAAGACACTATTTGGCAAATGAATTTTCATTCTGATTTAGCATTTTACGACTTCAAGGCAAAGGTAAAAGATGCAAGAATTAAAGATTACAAAGAATGGCTGTTGTCTAACTATCAAGACGGAGCAAGGTAGGGTTTATCCGATTGCAACGGGGAGAGTGCCTAAACCACTACAGAAGGCAATTGACGAAATCCGTGGGCTAACGATGCTGCCCGAACAGGCAATGAATCTACTCAAACACCAATTCTAAAAGGAAAACAACAATGGAAACAAATAACGAACGTGAACAGCGAGCAAAGCTCACTATCTACGATAAGCTCAATGATTGCCGTTTGGCTTTCAAGAATGCGAACGTAAAGAAATCGGGTAAGAACGCCTACGCAGGCTACGATTACTTCGAACTTGACGATATTCTTAATGCACTAATTCCGATTCTCGTAAGCAATAGGGCTACCACGATTGTGAATTTCACACCGGAAGGAGCAACCCTTACATTTTACGATTGCGAAACCAAAGAATCCATCGTATTCACTAGCCCTATGTCAACAGCATCATTGAAGGGTTGTCACGAAGTACAGAACCTTGGTGCGGTAGAAAGCTACATCAAGCGATACCTGTATCAGAATGCTTTTGAAATAGCTGAACCCGATTCTCTCGATAGGACTATGGGTAGGGGCGAAAATCAGACCGGAAAGAAACCTGCGCAGAATCAGCAGAAGAAGTCAGTTCCCGCACAGGAAAGCCCCGAAGATAAGGCAAAGCGTTTTGCTGCGGTGGTCGAAAAGTATGCGCAGAAGAACACCAAGGTAACTCTTGAAATCTTGGGAACATTTAACGCAAAAACACCCGCAGATATTCCTGCTGAAAAACGTAACGATGTGATCAGCGCACTTAAACAGAAAATCACACTCAACTAAAAGAAAAAAACAAAATGGCAAAAGAATTAGCAATTATGGAACCTTCCGATATTTCGGAATTTAAGGCAACCGAAGCAGCGTTGGCCGCATACCGATTTGGACTTGAAAATGCAGGTCTTAATATGGATGATGAAGGCGCAGTTGCAGATTTTATCGCTTTGCGTAACGGCAAAAGCGGTTGGCGAGACCTTGCGGAATTGCAGAAGAAGGCTGACGCGCTATCAAAGAGCATCAAGGAAGTATTGAAGCACACTTGGAATGTGGGTACACCCGAAGATTTGCCCGACACGAAGGAATTGAAGGTGTCTTGGAACAAGCAGAGCTACACCTACGATTTCGTTGAAGGTGAAGCCCGTGTGATTGCCTTAAGCTTGATTGATTCGGGCTTGACCACCAAGGAACAGCTCTTTGACCAACTATCTGTAAGCGGTATGGTCAAGGCTGCGGGTATCACTATGGATAAGATGTTGGAGCTTTTTGGTATGGGTATCATTGTCAAGCCCAAGGAACGTGTCTTGAACATCAAGTAACAATCAAAAAAAAAGGAAAACTATGGCATATCTTAACAAAGTAATGGCTATCGGTAACGTTGGTAAAGAACCAAAGATTTTCCACTTTCAGAACGGAAATATGAAGGCTTCTTTTTCCATCGCAACCACGAAGCGTTATCGTGATTCCAATGGCGAACAGAAAGAGCTGACAACTTGGATTCCCTGTGTCGCATTCGGCAAGACCGCAGAAGCGGTTGAAAACTATGTGGCGAAGGGTACGCAGGTTTACGTGGAAGGCGAATTTATGGTGAGCAACTACACCGATGCAAATGGTCAGAAAAAGTATTCCACGGAAGTGAAGATTGAAACTATTCAGTTTTTGAGCAAGTTTGAAAAGTCACAGACAAGCTCCACCAATGAAGGTTTCAATGATGGCGATAACTTTGACGATGGAGAAATCCCGTTCTAATGCGTACTGATTACATTCTCTTGAAGCCTAGAAAGTTGAAGGCTAGTGATGATGTAGTCAAGGCGATTCGCAAGGATAGGAAATCAGGTGTTTCTTTTAGAAATCTTGCGAAGAAATACAAGCTTTCCTTTTCTTATTGTTATTACCTGTGTTTAACGGGTGAAAACAAGTTGGAGTATCAGCAGAAGATGCAAGAATCTTCAAAGCGTTACTACGAAGAGAATCGAGACGAAGTTATCCGAAAGAATGGCGAACACACGAAGAAAGTCCGTGAAGCCAAAAGAAAAATCCTAAAGAGGAGGGTCAAGAAAGGATGTTATATAGGTCGCAATCCGAATCTGTTAAACCCGTAGAAATTGACTATTCCAACGGACAAACCAAAAAATGCACTTACACCCGTGACCAAAAGCCCGACAAAGACCCGTTCGATTGCAAGTCTTTGAAGGGTGAATGGTTATGAAAAAAAAGGAGAAATAAAATGGGAATTATTGAAACAAACCTGCCTTCACATATCATTGTAGAAATTGACAGACACCTTACGAAAGCCGAAACGAAGCACCCGTTTTTCGCTGCATCCATAATTCCCGTAAGGCTCTGCAACCCCGAAACTATCAAGCTGATGTTACAGGAATCCCGTGACAATCGGGAAAAGACGCAGAGTGTCTACGATGTACTGATGGAAGAAATTTACGAAACATTTGAAGCGATACAAAACAATGACTTTAAGAACGCAAGGTATGAAATATACGATTCCATCGCAGTTTTGTTAAGGCTTGACAAGCTTTTGCAGGAAAAGCATCGTAACGAAGATTTCAAGAAAAACGATATTCCGTTATGCGGAAACAACTAAAAGGAGTAAATTATAAATGCTTGACAGAAAGGTACACAAAGATGGATGCGCTGAAACAGAAGCTGATTGAATCGGGCGAAAGGATGTTTCAAAGCTTCCTGCTGCAACAGAGCCTTAAGAAAAACCCTGTTGCACACAAAAAGAACTACGAACATCAGCGGTGGATGAAAACGAAGGAACGCCTTGAAACTGACCCCGTTTTCGCAGCGGAATACCGAGCGATGCAGAAAGCAGCACAAGCCAAGCACCTTGCGAAGAAGCCTAGACCGCCACGAAGAATCGAGCTGCAAGATCGCCCCGAACAATACGCAAAGTATCTTGCTGACAGGCGAAGGCGGTATGCAGAACGATGTGCGAGAGACCCCAATTACAGGGCCGATTGTGCAAAGAAGAATCGTGAAGCAAAGGCTAGACGGAAGGCGTTAAAGGCGGCTGCGGAGCAAATGGCGGTACAATCGGCAACCTGTATGCAGCAAGAAAGTCTTTTCTCCACACAAGCGGTCTGATTCTTACCATACCCGTTGTGTTGCTTGCGGATGTGCATTTTGAGCCACCACCACCCGCTTCGACCATAAATCTTTCGTCAATGGCTACGCTACAATGCGTAGCCTTTTCTTTGCCCCAAAAACACACCTCTAGGCCCTTTATTTCGTCTTTACTAACTTTCTCCCACCCTAGCTTTGAAAAACGCTCTAGAAGCCCCTGTGAAGTCCAATCGCCAATAGGCAAATAACCCGTGGCTTGTAAAACTTCAATAACAAAACCGGAGCAATCGAACCCCTCGCCACCATTACCTCCCCAAATGTATGGTTTGCCTATAAGCTTCTTGCAATAATATTTCAACATTGATTCGTAAACAATTTTTATCATAAAAGCCTTTTACACCTTTACGTAAATAATCTATATTATAGGTGGTTCAGAAAGGACTCATTTCTCAACCTAGTTGATTAGATTGCTCCATATAACTCCGTGGGTTTTGTTTGTTTTCACCCACGGAGTTTTTTAGTAATCTGAAATAACCACGTTTACCCAAGATTCCTTTGATTGCGTGGAAAGTGCTTCTGCGCTGATGCGCTTCACGATCTTCCAATTATCGTCTTTAATGACTTTAGCATCCTTAAGCAAATCAAGTATGCTAGAAATTTGATTGTCCGTATCATGGGTTCTGTTGTCTGCGTGGTAAAAGAAAAAGTCAATCTTCAACGGCTTGTCGATCGGTGGACACAAGATACCTTGGTGAAGAAGCTCGATATACTTCGCCTTCTTCCATTTCTGATAACGTTCTGACGGAATGTTTTTTCCGCTTCGAAGCCCGATCCTGCTGTTTTTCTTTGATGGTGTTTCGCCTGTAAGCTTGTAATTAGATATTAACATTGGGAAACCACTTTACTTTTATTTTGTTTATATTCTTGTAACACCAATCATTTTTCTTCGGTTTTCCGAACCAAGACTTGTTTAGGGAAACCGCATACTTGATTACAGAAGCTTTCGTTTTGCTGTACTTGCACAAGTCACGGAGCATAGCTTCGAGAAGAAGATTGGTATCATGGAAAGACAGGTCAAAAGCATAGCCGTTACAATCGTGCGTTAGCCACGAATAACGCTCATGTAGTGAACCAAGGTTCGGGGCGAAACAATCCACTAAAGGCGTTCCGCTGCGACCATCGAACTCAAAACCCTCATGCAAGGCCACAAGCAGATAACCTTGGTCGGTTATAACCCTATAGCATAATTCGCCATTGATGGCGTACCTGCGGGTAAAGCTTTTACTTTCCTGCAAGTCTTGCAGTAAATTCTCCCCAAAATCGCAATCGACCGATAGAACCTTGATTCCCTTTTTCAGCAGACTTTTCAATCAAGTACCTCTACAATGATGCAGCCTACAATAAGCATGATTAACAATATAGTCAACTTTTCAACTCCTTTATAACTTCAACTAAAGATACAATTCTCTCCGAAATAATAGCAAGGTTCACATTAAGTTCATTGACTTGTGAACGTAGATTGTCAAGAATTTCGGTCTTTGTGGCCAATTCCTCTTTAAGATGTTTTAGCTCAACGGAATTTTCCTTACATATGTCTCGCAGCTCTTGCGATTCTTTAGATTGAGTTTCTAATTTATCTTTATTCATTTGTACAGAATCTTTCTTAAAACGAAATAAAAGATAAATATAGAAACAACCTATGATCAATAGGATGAAAGGTAGTGCGTATGGGTTGATGTTTTTTACTAACAAAGTTATTACATTTTCCATAAACTAACCAAATTTAACGTGTCCTATGTTGAGGTGTTTTAGTTCAAATCCCGTTAAGCCCGAAGCTGTTTTAAAACCCCAACTTCTTCTCAAATACAAACCGAGAGTTACGTTCGCACTTGTGGTGTTTTTAAACATTAGGCTTACATTGGAAGCTGAAAAAATATTAATAGAATCTCCATTTGCAAGGTAGAAACCAAATAATTCACAACGGCTCTTAATATCGCTAGTATCTGTAGAAGGGGCTAAAGTCACTTCAAACGAATTTTCTGTACTAGTGGAATCAGAATTTGTTCCACTTACTTTTACAAGGCAATTTAAACTGACTTGCAAAGTTTCGTTCGGTGCTATGGTGAACGATTTACCAATAGGATAAGAATCGTTAGCATCGAGACTTGATACGCTAAGACTAAGGGAATTTGCCGCCCAAGCAATATCGCTTTCTTCTACAACACCCCCACCACCATTAGTAAGTGTGTAGGAAGAAGTTGTAGAGGTTATTGAACCATTATTCAATGTGTATGTTGTACGATTGATTACAAAGCCGCCTGTAACATATCCACCATCATCAATTCGAATAACCTCACCGGACGAATTAGTTTCGTATGAAGCTCCCAAAAGATTTTCTTGGGAGTTGGGAAGTGCGTAGAATATCATCTTTTTTGAAAGCAACGCCAACTTCCAAGCATTGAAATTCGTAGTATCAAAAGGAAGTGTATCTGTAACGTAGATTTCGGTAATATCCTTTTGGCTACTACTGAACCCGTTGCTATTCAATGTCATTGTATTCATTCGACCATTAACCGACATTGCAAAAGTATAGGCTGTTGCGCTTGGTGTAAAAGTTGCAGCCGGAAAAAACAACGCTCCATTAATATTAAGGATTGGATAAACGCCATCATCCACAAGGTCTTGAACATCGTTTAATGTAGAATCGGTGCCGATAAATTCAAACTTAGTGAGAGGAGCTATACCCTGCGATATTGCACTTACAATTTGACCTAATGCCGCCAAGTTTGCTGTACTAGCGGCACCGATATTAGAACGTGCCTGCGCCTTCTCGGATTCCGAGAGTGACTGCGCCACGTTGGACAGAATCTTCTTGATATTAAACATAATTCACTCCTAGTTTAAGACGATGTTTGTGAATGCCGCAAAACAGCGATTCTGGCTGATACCACCAACAGAGAAGATTCCGTTAGGTGGGTCGGCTGGAGTCGGACTTATCGAAGTCACGAACTTCTTCAACTGGTTCTGGATGTTAGCCGCATCGCTCGGAACATTCTGTCCGTTGGCAACAAGGTTGTCCGCATACCAGCAGAGGTAAAGCGGGACAGTGTTGAACGGTTCGGTAATCGGGGAACCAGTAAAACGGACGCTGTTCATATCCCCAATCAGACAGAAGTAGTACATCTTGTTCGTCTTGAGCTTGAACTTGTTGTCCTTCACATAGGCGAACTTGTAATGATGATAACCGGTAGTGTGGATGTCGGAATTGATGTCCGCAGTGTTGGCTATCCAGTTATATTCGCCGTTGGCTAGGTCAAGCTCGTAGAGTGCCAGATAACAATGGTTTCCACTACCGGACTGCGAAGTCGCCACAATCACGTTCGTATTGCTGTCGATTTCCATATCCATATTAGGATTAAAAAGCGTACCGATGCAGTAGCTCTGGTTGCCGCTCGGAGTGATGGCATCCGTAATAGCTCCAATATCCATCGTGTACATCACTCGACTATTTACGACTTCAGCAATCTCGTCATCGACCTGTTGCTGAATTGCGTCTTCATCGACCACAAGCTCGTCATTCTCTACCTTGAGTCCGGTTCCGTACTTCAGTTTGATGTCATCGTTACCGTCGATTTCCAGCGGATAGGTTGCTGTGTAGGAGCCACCCCCACCACCATTTGTCACTATAGCTGTTATGGTGAGACTAGTGAGCGTTACGCTTACGCCCGCCTTCGTGCATTGAACATCGAACATGTCCGAGTAGTTCTGCGTTACGTTGTTTACGATAGTGCAGAAAGGGATCACCTTTTTAGCTGTTTCGGAACAATCTACATCGTAGCTTGATTCGCTGTTAAAAATCCCGAAAGTAATACGTTCGTAATCGGGGGAAGGTGTAGTGGGGCCTTGAATTTCAAGCGTACCGCAAACCAAGTAATCGCCTACGCCAAGCTTGATTGCGTTTGATTGTAGCGAGATAGAATCGCCCGAATACGCATCTAGGGTAAGATGCAGGTGCTGTGCAGTAGTGTCGGTATGTAGAACGGCACTCTTGAACACACCCCAAGAAGGCTCCGGCAATTCGATGTTTTCAAATTCAACATCTACATTTCCGTTTTCATTCTGTATCAACTTCTTGATGGTCTTTACAGCGGAGCCATTGAAAACCAATGGTTCCTGTTTGTCTTTCTTGCCGTTTATAACGTTTTTAATGTGGGATGCAAGCTTTATCAAAAAGGTCTTTACGCCACCGCTTTCTGATTCTTCTACATCAATTTCGTTATCCTTACCTCTAATTCTGATGCTAGAGAGTGAACCGCTAGAAATATCTACGGAACTTACATTATCCCATTCATTTACAAAGGAATCGTTTTTGTCTTTAAGGACAAATCTGTAATACAATCCCTTTTTTACTACAAGTTTCGCATAGCCACTTGAATCAAGAATTATAGGATTCGTGTTCATGTTGGCAGAACTTTCTTCACCGATCGTCTTGTAAGTTACGATGGATGTACTTGTACCCGCTTCATACGTGTAAAGCTTCCCGTTAGAAAGGGGGTTCCCATTTTTATCAAAAAACTGCTGATTATAGTACAGGGGATAAGAAAGATTGGTGTTGTTTGCCATACTAAACCTCAATTATATATATTACACCTTTTTTATTTCGACTAGCCATGTTATTAGATCGAGCTTTTCTCTAATATCTTCTAACAAAAGAGTTGTATCTGCATAAACTTTGTAAATAGCATACTTTGTAGATGTTACACCTGCGTTTTGAGTTCCTGTCACGAAATCCGATGTAGGCGTTATAAGACCATCTTGACCTTTGCCATAATAGAAAGTTTTTTCATCCAATGGTTTCGCCTTTAGGACATAATCCAATGTTCCTATATGGAAAAGTTTATCATCGGCATAGCTGTAATCTGTAAATTTCGTGGCTGTTGCAGAGAAAACGTTATACAACGGATAGATAGTGAAATAATTTAAAACACCTTTAGAATCATTATCACCACCTGTTGACGGGTCAGAATCATCAGTAGTGCTTTTCATCACGAAATCAACAACTTTTAAAGGTCTTAAGAAGGCATCACCCCTATAGGAGTTTCCTTCAAAAGAGTATCTGTTGTAACTATCCCTTTTCCAACTTCCCGAATTATAAATCGCAGTAGAGATAGCTTCTTTTTTTGTACCATTGTTATCTATATTGAAAATGCAAGCGTTTACAATCGCATTACAACTAGTTTCAGCTGTATCGGCTGTGTACATTTTAACAGGATTGTCAAAAGTACATCCGATAAAGGAATCTGTTATAATTCCTTCATAAGGATAGCAACAAACTTCACCATTGAAAATAGTGTCTTTTGACTTGCTATTTGTAAGGAACAATTTTTTTGTGCTAGATATAAGTACGTTGCAATTTTCAAGGAACAATGTAATAGGAGTTAGTGTCGAATTTTCAATACCGGAAATAGTCGAGTTTTTCGCCTGTAAAGCGGTATGCACAATCGGACTATTCAAGCTTAAGTAAACTTCATCAAGAACGAGAACATCGCTAACAGAAGATGTTCCTGTTCTTTCATAGATTAAATACCCGTTTGTGAAAATCAATGTAACTGATGTGCTATTTTCATCTGTTTCACGTGTGTAAGTGTACGAATTTCCTTCAAGGTTGATTTTCTTCGAAGGGAAATTCAAGTGAATATCAACAGCGTTTGAAAAGCTTTCAAATCTAGATGCGAAAATAACATCTGAATTTTTAAAGTTGATTTTCCCGCTAACGATAAAATCATTGTCAAGATATTTCAAAGTCCTCAATTCAGAACTAATTAAATAACAATTATTCCCGTATGCCTTGACACAAGAATTATCAATAGCAGCTCCATCATTGTACGTTTGGGTAAATGCAAGCCTGTTCAAGAGGAAGGTTGTATTTTTTGACTTGACTGAACCATCAACATTGAAGATTAAATCGTCTCTAAAGTTTGTAAGTCCGAAATTTTCTTGATAGATTGTTCCGCAATCAATAAATGTGCATCCTGTATGCACAAGGCCAAAGCAAGCTCCTACGAAAGAACACTTGACGAACGTTGTGTATTCGGGTATGCTGAATTTAATAGCATTATCCGTTCCGATAAACTTCCAATTATTGAAAGTCCTTCCATCGTTTAAAAAGTTTACACCGGAATTTGAATTAAGAAGGCATTCTACATTGTTTGTTCCGTTAAGGTAGGTAGATGCAGTAATGTGTTTGTCAATCTTGTAATTAATCCAAGAAGTCTTTATCCGTCCTTCGCCAAAACCAAACGTAATGTAATCGGCATCGCTAGACAATTCTGAATCTTGATTCGTTTCAAGACCTTTTATAAAGAAAATCGTTACAGAACCTACAAGAGTATCGTCTTCTCCAAGGTCTTGAACACCATCCATATCAAACATCAACGGGGTTAAATCGTCTCCGTTACTTACAACTTTTTTTCTGAAATTTAACGTTGTTCCGGCCGAAAAATAATAATGGCCTTTTTCAAAATGAACGGATGTGCAAATGCTTACGTTGTTTGCAAAATTGCAAAGCGAAGTTGCCTTGTCAGACAATTCAGATGCAGTTATAGACGAAGACCTATCGGGGAACACACCGAATGTAGTGGCGCAAAGGATAGGTGTTTCACAAAGCTTCCATCTTCCTGTGTTAGTGAAACCCGTTACGCTAGAAACAATCGTAGAGCCGTAATCTTCTGAATCATCGTTACAATCTTCCCAAACATAAGTTCTAGGCTCAATACCATCGTCTTTAGAGTAGTAACCGACAACAGATACTACCCCATGTTCTGACGGATTTACAAGGCGCAGGGCAGCGATTGTGTCACAGAAACCTGCATCTAGATCACCGCTGCTTTCAACTTCTTCTGCACCGCCATAAATCTTAAATTCTTTGTATGGGAACCAATAAGTATCATCATTTGCGTGGTCACGCATAGAGCTAACATCCGTTCCCACGAACTTTTCAACCTTACAGGTGTAAACACCCGCGCCAATGAAAATCTGATGTTCTAGCCTTCCATCCTGTAAAGTGTACTGCGGGTTCTCGCCTTGCGTTTCGCCCTGCATATCATAGAAGATAGATTTGTACTGCGTAGAATCTGCGTTGAAAAACTTGACACGCCCGATAAGGGGTTTTCCGTTTTCGTCAAGTAAAGTCTGCCATTGGTCTGTAAAGGAAACGTGAATCACTTTTTAGCTCCTGCGTTTGGGATGTTGAAAGAACCTGCGCTACGCATTTTCATTAACGGGCTATCATACATATTCAAAATAGGTGTTAGCCTTGTCTTGAAATGCTTCATAAACTCGTTTTCATCGGAATACGGAATAAAGTTTACATCGTAGTCTAATTCGTTAGCATTGTTGTTAGCGTTTGCGTAACCAAAACTTTTGTTGTAAAGGTTCATTCCGTGAACAACGGGTGGCACAAAACCTTCTTTTGTATTTTTGATTTTATTCTTCTTTTCATCAAGTATCTTTTTCTGCTGTTCAAGGTAAGCTTCATTATCAATCTGCCTTTGCTTTATTTGTGCTTGCAAATCTTCAATCTTTGCTTTCTGCGCAGAAATTTCATCGTGAGCCGAAACAATCTTCTTTTGAAGCTCAACTCTCTTATTAAACAAATTTTTTCGTTTTTCTTCTGCAATTCTTAAAGCATCAGCTCTTTCAAAAGTTGGTTTAAGAATGGTGTTCGGTGTTACTGCCTTGCGAACACTTGCTGCAACATTACCTTCTGTAGCAATAGTTCCGTTTGATTTCTGAAGAACATTTGCAATTATACCTGCAATTTCTTTTTCTGTCTTGCCATCGGCTTTAGCCGTGTTAAGCTGATTCAACAAGGCTTGGTTCTGCTTTTGGTCAAGCATAGGTGCGTTGTTGATCGTTTCTCGAACCTGCTTGAAATAATCAGAATCTTCAATACGCCCTGTGTTATACTTTTCGGGAATAACACCCGTTCCACGTTTTCCCCAATAATCGCTGTTTGCGATATTGAGCTTTTCAAAGAAGATTCTCTTTGCGTTATCGTAATCGTCAACGCCATTAGGATAGTTGCGTTTCAGCCATTCGTCAAAAGTGTTATTAAGCGCAGCATCATGTTCACCTGCATTACCAAAAGACTTTTTGTTGATTACGAATTGCGCAATAGGTTCATCTTCATACATCTTCATTTCATTGAAGATTCTTGCACCAAAACCAAATTCCTTGTCGCCCGAAATATCGGGGTTGATAGCCTTCAATGCGTTTTCGTATTCGGGATTTCTTGTAATAAATTCTCCCGCCCGTTCAACCATATTGCCGACATTTTCACCTTCACCAACAGGAGTTCCCGCCAAAGACGGGTTGTAGCCCGTAGCTTCATAGAACTGATAAGAAGGCGATTGTGTGTTAGGTGCAGAAGGTCTGCGCATATTCTGTAACGGGCTTTCGTAATCAAAACCCGAAACTTCATAAGGAGCTGATTCAATGTTCTGTACAAATTCGGGATTCTCTTGGACGAAAGTATCTTGCTTATTTCGCATCCAATTAACAACATCTTTATTCTTTGAAGAAACGGGGTCTGTAGGCTCTTTCAAGTTACGTGCATACGCTTTTAAGCCCTTAAGATTTTCGGGGCTGAAAATGTCTTTACGGGCTTCCAAAGCCTTTTTCTGTTCTTCCATCTGACGAATTTCGGAAAGAACTTCTTCCATCTGCTTTTCGTTTAGCGAAAATTCGTTAGAATTTATATAGTCTTGCCTTTTCTTTATCTGCTGATTTAGTCCGTTAAGTATATTTTTTTCTTGTTCAACAAATTGTTCCTTCTTGGTTTTCGCTTCCGATTCTAGCTTTTCAAGCTGATTTTTGAAAGCTCCTTTTGTGTACTTTTGACCAACACGCCCAATGGTGTAAGCAAGACTACCACCACCAATTCCAATACCAACACCTGTTCCAACATTTCCAAGAGTTCCACCTACACCACTTGCAAGTTCTTCTCCCTCTAAAGCACCTTTTCCACCCGCTACAGCTCCAATTTCAAAAGCCCTTACAAGATTGTTCGGTGCAGGGAGCTTGTTAAACAATGTTACTCCCTTTACCTTATAAGGAGAAGCGGCTAAAGCTGCATCAAAAGTCATTTCACCAAGATTCTTTGCGAATCTATCGGGGCTATTCCAAAGCTCTTTAGAACCCCATTCATTAGGAGCTAAAACACCGCTTTCTTTAGCCTGTTCAATGGTGTTGAAATAAGGTACACCCAAAAGCTGACTACCTGTTCCTACAACATTTCCTAACAGACCTCTTTCAGCAAGTTTCTGCTTGTTTTCAAAACGCTTTGCCAAAGGTGTAGAGCCAAACCTATCTTCTACAGGATTATTATTGTAGTTATTTTTAAGAGCTTCGTAGAATTGCTCCTTTATGCTTCTATCTTCATCGGGTTTGAAATCAATCATCAGATTTCCAAATTCAGATTCACCATAGTTAAATGGTTTCTGCGTAAGTCTTGGAGAATCTTGATTGTCAAACAGATTTTTCTGCTGCGTATTAGCACCCAAAGGAAATTTTTTTTCTTGCAGAAAATCGTTAATAGCCTTGTTAGTCCAATTTGGTACACCTAGAATATCCTTGTATCGCTGAAATTCAAGGTCATTCTTTGTTGCGTTATCAGAAAGATAATCAATTTCTTTCTTTAATAATGTTCCTGTGTTAAGGATGAAATCTTCTTTGTTTTTGCCACCAATGTTTTCGGCTTCACGGAAAGCTCTTGTAAACTTTTCTCCCGAACCATTGACTATATTCTGTAAGTTCTTGTACAGAAAATTTCTCTGTTCAAGAGGATTCATAACCTTGAACTTTTCTAGGTTATCGTAATTATTTTTATTTTGGCGAATATATTCGTTAGCAAGTTCATTAAAAGAAGCGAAAAAACCTACGTTACGGCTTCCAACACCTTTTAATGAAATTTCTTGGGCAAAAGGCTTTAGGGAAAAGTCTTTATTTTCTTTGGCGACAAGCTGCTTTGCGAAAGAAACATCTTCGTCAAATCTTTTTTTCAAGTCTTTTCTAGCAGCACCGCCTTCTGAAAAAACATCATTTTCAAAAATTCCCATAATCTACCCTTTATTTGAAAGAATCAACAAATTTGACAAAGTATTTTGGTTTACCGCCCTTTGTCTTGTTTTTCTTGTCTAAAGTATAGTTAAGTTTCAATCCGTTGTTCCTCAAAAGAACATCGTTTCTTCCCGAAGCATTCTTTGTTTCAAATTGCGTAGACAACTGATTTTCCAAATCCTTAAGCCACGCTTCTGAAATAGAACCTGTTTTGGCGCTATCCCAAAGACCTACAAGAACAGGGTTTCCCGATGCGAGGATTTCATTTTCGTAAGCATTTAGAGAATTGCTTCTAGGAATATTCAACTCTTCATTTTTGACCTGTTCGGAAAGACCGAATCTGTCCGCTTGGGCTAGTATTGGCGAAAGAATATCAGCGTACTTTGCTTGATTGGCAGGGTTCTTTCTTACTTCTGCCAAAATTTTACCAAACAAATCTTGAACTTTCTTAAGCCATTGTGTATTATCTGCGTTAGCCTGTGGAATTTTATCAAAGTGTTCTCTTGCACCCCAAGCCCTTCTGTTTGCGATTGCAACATCTTTGCCTAAAAGTTCATTCCAAGAAGAACGAATCGGGTCATTATCCGAATCGTAAACACTACCATCGGGTTCTACGAATACCTTGTTTTTTTCAGAATCTTCTGTAGCAAACATAGGGGTAAACATCAAATTACCTTCCGCATCGTAAACAGGAGCTTCGGGAACATCGTTTTTAGGTTTAGGAGCTTTGCTACCGCCTTTACCGCCAACAAAATTATTACGACCTGCACCATTACCGATTTCAGAATCTACGTTCCTGTCTTTCATATCGGATTGGCGAACAAGTTCTGTATTTTCATTTTCAAACGGCTGATACATTCCAATTTCATCACCAAAATTGAAACCAAATTCAAGGTCTTTTGAAATCTGATTTGCGGAACCTCTGAAAGCGTTTGCCTTACCAATGAAATTGTTAGCGTTTTCAAGCATCCTTTCAGAATCATTTTTCCTCATTTCCGCTTGCTTCATACCATCATTGTATCGGAAAGCGATTTCTTGCTGCTTTTCAAGGTCTTTGTTTCTAACAGCTTCAAGATACTCATAGCCTTTTTTGCCGTAAAGAGCTTCTGTTTTCTCACGCAAAATTTTAGCATCCTTATAAGCACTTTTAGCAGCATTGTACGCTTTATTGGCTTCAACCTGCGCATTGAAAGACTGCATTGCGTAATTGTTCACCATGTTCATACCCTGCTTAAACAGGTCGCTTGTCATACCTTGACGGGCTGTAAGCTGCTGCATTGCGCTCTGTGCAAGTCCGTTCTGCTGACCTGCAAGCTTCGACATAGGTTCAGACAAAGTGTCTGCTTCGGGGAAAAACACGGGCTTGTTCATAGCCGCTGCGATTGCAGCATCACGCAAGATACCTTGATTACGCATCTGTTCAAGTTCATAAGGAGTATTCTTCGGATTCTTCAAAAAATCATACCAAGGGCTTGCATGTGGATTAGACAGGTTTTCTATTGAACTAGAACCATCACCACCATTTTGCACAGGTGCGCCCGAAGCTGCTTCCGCTGCCGCTTGCTGACTTGTCTTGTCACTCTCTTGCTGCAAGATAGCTTCTTCATCGGCTGTCAACGGAGTGGGATTTCCATTTTCATCAGTCTTGAATACAGGCTTACTGCGGAACGGCATTACCATATTGCTGCCGTGTGAACCGAACGTAATCTTGCCATCGGGAGTGATGCCAAGGCTTGAAAGGCCCTGCGAAATCGAAGGAGCTTTACCCAAAAACGGCTGTGTCTTGTAGCCGTTCTGAATAGCAAGGCCCTTATCGTAATACCCGTAGTCCTTACGGGCGTTCTGTTTCTGCCAAGCTTCAAATTCAGCCGCTGCTTGCTGCGCTTCCCAATTACGCTTCTGATTTGCAATATCCTGCATGATGCGGTCATTTCGGACACGCACATCTGTAATATCGCTGAAAGCATCGGGTTTTACTCTTGCATATCCAAAAGCCATTAGACAACTCCGTAGTCAAAGTTCATCAACGGATATTCATTCATTCCGATTGTCTGCTGTAAATACTTTTTCACAATTTCGTCATATTCCTTTTGTGTCAATGCAGACAAAAGCGGATTTCCTGCTTCGGTGACGGAACCGCCACCACCTGCGATGATCAAGTCATTCTGTACAGGTTCACCGCTATCGACACCAAAATAATAGTTTGCGCCTGTCTGCTGATTCGGGTAGCTATTATCCATCCTTTTCAGAATATCGTCTACACGCTTCCGCTGTGCGTAAGCTTCGACACCCTTACCGAGAAGATTCAAGCCTTCAATAGCGGCATTTGCACCCCACATTCCTTCACGGGCTGCCTGTACCCTCTGACCATAGTCATAGTTCGGCTGATAGTTGGGGTTAGACCATCTTGTATTTTCAAACATAGCTACCTCTAGTAAAGTTTCTGTTGTGTGGGTGCCGAGTAACTTCCAAAGCCGTTCACGCTGCGATTACCTGCCTGTGATACAAGGTTGGAATATGTACCTGCAAGATTTGCGTAGGCATCAGCTGCGCTGTTGTTGTTACTGATTCTTGCGCTTGTAATATCGCCATACAAGCTCAATCCATTGTTAAGGTTATTCCCGTATGCGGTCATAACACCAAGCTTTGACGAAGCCGAATTATTGAGCATGTCATTATAAGCCTTCCATTCGTCAAGAGCCAATCCCTTGTCTTGGAGATAGGCTTCACGGGCTTCCTTGTACGCATTGGTAGCGTTTTCGCTCATTAGGCTTGCAGTATTGTTGATTAATCCGCTGCTATACAGGCCACCGCCATTTGCTGCGGAGCGTTCCAAAGCACGCTGCTGCGCATTTGCGTTTGTTTCCCAAGCCTTATCGTAAAAGTCCTCAATGTTCTTTGTGTAGTCAAAGTCAGTAGGGTTGTACACAAAATCATCGGGGTTTTCAAGCATCTTGCGGTATTGTGTCGAAAGACTTTGAAGCAAAGCGGGGTCATATGTCTGACTAACCTTATCTTCATAATCACTCAAAGTCTGTTCGTTGGCGGCATAGTTACCGCTCAACTCACCCCAAGCTGCTGCTGCACTATTGGCTGCGTTGGCTGCACCCTGCTGCGCTTCACGATTCGCTCTACTTTGCGAATTAGCGTTAATCAAAGAACCTGCAAGAGCGGCACCACCTGCGATTAGCATAGGAATCATGTTTTAATTCTCCTGTATGAAAACGCCCTCTACTTGCCATCGGGTGTTTTCCGGTTGTGAAATGGTAATCTGCTCTTTTTCAGCTTCAATAAAGACGCTGCCAAGAAAGCCGTCATTACCATATATTTTACAATAATACCTGTAATTACATTTAGGAATTGCAAAAGTTTTAGTTCCTGCGCCAAGCTTTTGCCAAAAAACCGCTTTTCCGAATTTTGCGACCTTTACCCCATCTTCGCTTTCATCATTACCCCATACGCCCTTCAATGCTTCAAGGGTCTGCGAAATACGCATTTCGTCAAAATTCTTTGACCAAGCTTCGCTTATTCGTGTAAATTTGCTTTCCGCTGTATCTGTCTGCATCAAAAACCTCTTGTTCGTGTGTACCGAATTTTGCTGTTCGTAATGACCCAATCTACGGGAGCCGTGAGCGAAACTTCAATAACGCCCAAACGGGCCATACCAAGCCCAAGGAACTGACACAGGTAATCATATTCGCCTGTACGCCCCATAAAGGCATCGTTAAGGTCTTGCCAAGTGTTTCCGCCATCTGCACTAAACTTACCCATTACAGCAGGCTTGTACCCTGCGTTTTGCCAAGATTCGCCCGTATGGTCTACGTTCATATCGCTGAAAGGGTTTTCGTATGGCGTTGTTCCTACGTTACACTCAATCCTAAATTCGTTGACAATGAAATTTGTCAAGTCGGAAACTATAATCGGGGTTCTGCGCAACCTGCGGATTGGGCGACCATCCCATTCCGTATGCTTGTTTTCGACCACCTTCATCAAGCAATTATTTTCATAGTTGCCAAGGTAGACTTTACCATTGAACTGATGGGCGAAAACAGGGAACCAAAAATGGTCAATGTCAAGAGTTGCGTCACGGGTACTTCTGTTGTGCCAAAGCTGCGTGTCAAAATCATAGACGAAAGTCTTGTCCGCAACGGGGAACGTGATCACGTAGAAATGATGTCCTGCATAGTTGTAACCGAATCCGAACGCATCGTCTGTAACGGACATCGCTTGAATTTCCCTATCCAAAGCGAACGTGGAAATCTTCTTCGGTTTGCCATCGAGAGCAACGCTCCAAATGCCATTGTGACCATCGTCACCGCTGCCAAGCCAACAAAGCTCATTCTCTGTTTTCGCCAAGCTCTGCGGTGCGGCAATACCGATATTGTTTCCCATCAAGGAATTTTTTAGCTGATATTCGCTATCTTCCATCGTGAGTACGGCATAGCTATGGCTACCGAACACGAATAGAGTGCCATTGTTGATACACTCCATAGCCAAAACCTTGTCACCCGTGTCGGAAAGGGGGGTATAATACATGTAAGCTCCCCTGTCGTCCTTCCAACCCCATTCATTAGCCGGAACTTCCTTGTATTTTGGTGTGTAGCCGTTTCTTTCGTATTGGATGTTCCCGTCTTCATCTAGGTCATAAACGCTTATGTAACCACCTTGAAAAGCTCCTACACGGGAAATGAAAATCTGACCATAATCTGCATCGTTAATCAAGATTCTGTTCTTCATTTCAACAATATGCGTAGAACGGCATGGTGTTGTATTGAGAATAGGATTTGAATTTTGGTTGTTCGGGTTGTACGGGTTGATAGGGTTTGTGATTACCTCTAGGCGAACCTTTGAATCGGAATCGAGAATCCCGCAAACAAGAGTATTGGTGCGCCCGTAAGCAATACAAAGCTGCGAATTTACGCCACCACTCTCCGCAAACCTTACAGGCTGCATCACAGCTTCCAAACCACCGACCTTGACGCAGCTTTCCGCTTTCATATTGGGCTTTATGCGCCAAAGATTCTTGTCAAACACCGCATACATATACGGAACACCATCGGGACTTGAAGAGCTTGTGTAAAGGCCACGGCATCCTACACCGAAATTAAAATTTTCGTTCGGTTCATTTGAAGCTTCGGTTTCTCCAAAATAGAGAACGGCTTCATTGCCATCAATGGATTTCAGAATCTTGTCTGTATATCCACTATTACCCGTATTTACGGGTTCGACAAACATATTCAAGGAAATTTCGGGAGAAATAACCTTGAACCTGCCTTCATAGGAACCGCCAACAATGGAAGGTAACTCAATTCCGTAATTTTCACTCATTACCAACCTCTAGGCGAAAGAATGTTGTAGAATGGATTAGCATCCGTATTCGTATAAAGGATGTGGTGATCGTTCTTGTTTCTGTCTTGAATCTTGTTGAGAATATCATCCTTTTCTGCGATAAGAACTTCCAAATCAGTTGTAGGCAGCTTGTACTTGCGAGCTAAACGGATAGCGAGTGTTATAATGAACAATTGAACATATTCGGGTGGAGCGTCAAGAACATCGTCAAGCGTTACTTTGTCTAAATTTCTATTATAGACGATTCTAATGTCACGGGTTGTCGGGCGGTTAAGGTAGATGAAACCCGCCTTTCCGGTTCTCTGATATGTGGCGAGTGCAGGAACAGCGGGAACATTAAGAATGTAGGGAGTGATAGCACCGAAGCCGACTACATCGATAGGTGCCCAATTCAGCCCGTTCCTGTAAGAAACCTGCAAGATGCTTACGGGTTGGACTTCATCAATGATGTGTGCAACACCGCCAAAAGTGGCTTGCGGTGCAGGGGCTTCTTCACCATCTTCTTCGGGTACGAAAAACTCATAGGTCTGAAAACCTGCGGGCAGCTCTCTAACGTTCTGACAATATGGAAGGTAATTCTCCAAGTTGTAGTTGTAGATGATTTGGTTGAGAAACCCTTCGGCTTCGGTCGCCCTGTTGCCATCGGGTTCAGCCTTGTCATTCAAAATGCCCGAATATCTGTAGGCCGCTGTGATAATATCCCTAATTGTAGCCATAATTTTACCCTAAAAGATTCTTTTCGTATATATATTTTACGCACAATAAACTATATTATTGAACAAAGGAGCTATTTATGCAAACCAAACCAAAAGTCAAGACCTATGAAGGACAGACCTTCATCATAGGCTATGTAGGCGATAAGCAGGGCTGCGGATTCTACAGATTCCGTTCTCTCGCCACTTACCTCAACAATGTTGAGAATTGCAAATACAGATTCCTTGAACCGCCTTTTGAAATCAATGACGAAAGGATTTTGTCAAAGACAGCAGCAATCGTGTTTAAGTCCGATGCTTCTGATATGACAAAGTATTGTATTGAACATTATATCAAGCTGCGCAAGGAAAAGGGTTACAAGTACAATCTTGTGATGGACTTTGACGATTTGCCGTTCAAGGCAGGTGACAAGGGCGCATCCGATGTGCTTGACAAGAAAACGCGGATGGCGGTCGATAGGATCGTGGTTTTCGCAAAGCAGATGGACTTGATCATAGCATCCACAGCATTCCTTGCAAAGAAGCTTGAAGAAAACGGAATGAAGAATGTAAAGACCATTCCTAATGTTGTGTCTCGTTACCTTTTCGGCTACCCTACGCACAAGCTTAACAATAAGCCGCTTATTTGCTACACGGGTTCTATTTCCCATTTTGGCGATAGGGGGGCTGCGCTTGATTTCTCCGAGAAATGGCGAACCTTCATCAAGATGGGCGTTGAAAACGATATTTTTGATGTTATTGTTTTTGGTAAGTCTACACAGAAAATCAAGTTTTTCGGGAAGAAGCTTGGAGAAAAAATCGGTAACATCCAATGGTCGCATATCTTTTCTTACCCGTCCGTTCTTAAGGCAATTAATGCTGACTTTATGATTGCTCCGTTGGCTCCCGTGGATTTCAACAGGGCGAAATCAAACATCAAGATGCTTGAAGCCGCTGCTTTGGGTGCTGTCTTTATGGGAGATGTGTTTGAAGGTTCTCCATACAACGGATGCTTGAAATGCCAAGCCGTTACGGAATCTGACACGCCAAAGACGATAATGGATAAGTTTAAATTTCTAGCAAAGCCCGAAAATTACTATTCTGTTCAGAAGGCACAGGCTGATTTCATTTCAGAAAGTAACCTGTACACAGAATCTGAAAAGTATATCGGGTATTACTTCAAAACCATAACAAGTGAAAACTAAAGGAGAAAGCTATGCCATGTGGTACAAAGAAGGGTGGCGGTAAGAAGCCCCCGAAAAAGTAACGAATGGCTGATGTAGCTCAATCGGTAGAGCAACCGCTTTGTAAGCGGTAGGTTGGCGGTTCAATTCCACCCATCAGCTTTATCAGATGTAGTTCAATAAGAACATCCTTGCGTTGTGCGCACTAGCGTAAGGAAGATGCGGGTATCGCTGAATCGGCGCCATTATGATAAAGCCTAGACCCGCCATCGTAGCATTTGCCTACGGGAGAATCAACCGAAAGTTAAACCCTTCACTCTTAAACTTTCTTTTTCCATCAGTAAACATTAAAAACCTCTCCTTATGGCAAAAAAAATGGGCTACCCCAATCGGGGTAGTCCTTTTGTCATTGGCAAACCAACAATGACTATTCTTACGGGAGCTTGACCACAAGCAAGCGGCTGCGCCTTCCGTCAATCATCTGCGAGATGTACGGAACATCCACACGGACAATCTGCTGACGGGTGTACACGTTAGCCCACTTTGCGACCTGTGCGGTAATCTTACCCACACGCTGAGTGGATTCGGTGCAACCATCGAGCTTCGGATGCTTGTATGTATCCCATTCAAGGGCATCGGCATCACGGGCTTGAATGATGGTGTAATCACCAGTAGCGGTGAGAAGGGTCTTTGCGGTAAGACCTGTGGTACAAATGGCTGTAAATGCACCATAGGTGTTGCAGTTGGTGATTTCTGCACCCGTCACGCTTGCAGTACCATCGTGGGTAACAATCTTCTGCGAGAGCTTACCTGCGGTCTTTGCATCGTTCACGGATTCAACGATGAACACCTTATCTTCCGATGTTCTGCGACCGAACATATCGGTACACTTGGCTTCAACGCCACTCAAAGTGAACATCATGCCGACATACAGGTTAGTACCTGTGATGCTGATACCATCGGAACCGATGGCTGTCACGTTGGCAGCGGTCTGTGCGCCCGTCACGGAGAGGGTCGGCATATAGGTTTCAGAAACCCAATCCACATCCATATAGTTACCGATGAATGCAGAACGATAGATTTCACGCATAATATCGCTAGGCAGGAACAAAGAGAGGTTCTTTGCACCGAGCGAATGGAAGAAGGCCGGATGTGCGAAACCACGGAACTTACCACGGCTACGGATAGCCTTCAGGCTTGCGGCAAGACCTGCCAAATCATCCATACCGAGGTCATTGGCGTTAATCACCTTTGCGCCATCAGAAACCTTCCAACCACGATTGATGGAATCAATTTCGATTTCGGTTGCGAGGGTCTGACCACGGGGTTCTGCGACTTCGTTCACGAAATCTTCAATTTCGGTAAGGCGTTCCCAAGTACCGAGGTCAACGCTAGTACGGGCGTTCATCAGAGTACAGGACACTTCACGTTCCGTGATTGTCTTAAGGTCATTTGTAATGTCAACTTCGCTTGTACCCGCATAGGCTTTGCCCGGATCGGGGAAATAGAAGTTGTATGTCATACCGCACTTCTTGCCTTCTACCTTGTCCTTAAGGTAGGAACGGGAAGCTTGAATGTACGGAACGTTGTCATTTACCGCAGCTGCGAGAAACTGCGTCTTGCGGTTTAGGCTGAAAGAATTGGTTTCACCTGCCATAGTTATACCTGCTTGTTAAGCTGTGAACTTGCGATAGGACTTTATGATTTCGGATTCAGAAGCCGTATCGCTATTAGACTTGTCACCGCCTTCGCCAATCTTCCCGATGATGGGAACCTGCTTCTTCGGTGGCGTTTGGTTAGGAACATCCGAATTTTTCGGGGGCTGTGCTACACCGCCATTATTGGGCTGTGCCGCACCTTTGTTCAATACGAAAGTCCGATACAAACCTTCTTCCAATCGGGCCAATGCAAACTTGCGAGAGGTCGGGTTCGGGTTGTTCACGATATTGATAAAATCTTCGGGCTTCAAAGCAAAGTGGTAAAGCAAGCGTGGAGCCATTTCGCTGTTATCCAAAAATTCCATAACATCGGGGTTGGCATTCAACGCATTCTTCATACCCGCTTCCATCGCTGCATTCACAACATCGCAATACTGCTTGCGCTGTTCGGCAGGGAACAGGGCTTCTTCTCTTTGGAGAATCGTCATAGCTCTCTGCTGTTCTTGGAGATTAGCGAGAGCCTGTTCCGCTTGCTGCTGCTGCGCTTGCTTTGAATCTTGCTGATATTGCTGATGCGCAAGATACCTAAAGTAATCTTCCTTGCTTCGGAAATTTTCTTCGGTATATTGCTGCTCCGAAGGCTGTTCTTCCTTGAACTTTGCAATCTGTTCTTGAAGCTGCTTGATTTGGGTATTCAAGGCTTCATTCTTTGCCTTAAACTCCTTATTTTCGTTTCGGAGCTTCTGCCAAGTGTACTTGCGCTGTTCTTCGGGAGTGTGAACCTTATCGTTCGGGTTTTCGTTATCCTTCTTTTCTACGGAAGGCTCGTTAGGTGTCTGCTGCCCACCTGTAGCACCCGCTTTTTCCGCTTCAACGGGAGTTTCAGCACCGCCTTCACCTGTCACATTCGGGTCGGGAGTGTTCGGATGGTCATTGTCTACTACTTGAGGTTCTTCTGCATTCGGCTGTTGAGGGTTCGGGTTCTGTGACTTCTCCAAATCCTCAAAAGTTTGAGAAGATTCCTGTTCACGGGCAATAACCGCATTAAGTCTTTCTGTAGCGTTCATCTTTCTACCTATCTAGTCTTGGTTTGCAAAAATGAACAAGGCACTAGCTACCTCGCTCATTTTATATATTACACACTATTCGGGTGCTTTTTGACTTTGTGCCAAAATTTGTCGGCTCTGCTTTTCCATTTCAAGATCGTTTTTCTGCTTCTGAATGTCAAGCTCGCCAACCTTTTTCATCAATTCAATGCTTGCAAGCTTTGTCTTGGTTTCGATTTCAGCAGCGGCCTTCTGCTGTTCAAGCTCTGCATCCATGTACATCTTCTGTGCATCAAGCGCAACCTTCTGTTCCGATTCCTGCTGTTTGCCCATAAGATTCATCGCTGCGATCTTTTCCTTGCTTGCGTTGTTCATCGCTGCGATTTGGAACTCGCTCTGTGTCTTAAGCTGCAACTGCAAAATCTGATTCTGCAAGCTCTTGATTGTTTCGTCCTTCTGTGCCATCTGCTGCTTGTCGAAGGCGATAACCTGCTGCATCTGCTGCTGCAACTGCGCAACCTGCGGAATTTCATCAGAAAGGACTTCGGGCGGCAACAATTTCGCAAGCATATTGCTGATGCTAGAAATTTCGATGTTGTCCAAAGTCTTTGTAATCCCGTAAGCGATAACGGGCTTCATGTTTTCGGGGTAGAGTTGCGACAGGGCGAGAAGCTGCCTACGGGCTTCCATCTTGGATGTGATGGTTTCGGGGCCACTACCGATAACAGGGCGAACACCTACAATCGGTTCATCGCTATACATCGTGTAAAATTCCAAGAGGATTTCTGCAAGCTGCTTCATGCTCTGCTTGGCGTGTTCGATGTAGTGGGAAACGTTGCTTTCCGTAGACTTTGTACGCAACAGGATGCTTTCAGCGGTTTCTTCTGCGCCAAGGCTGTTTGCAATACCCGTTGAAGGCATACCTACAATACTTGACATAAGGTCAATCTGACCCGAAACAATCTGAATAATATCGTCACATTGTACGGAGTTGTCGAATCGGACGGGAGCATCAATCTTGGCTCCGTTGCTTGTAAAGTCATTGAACGGGAGTAACGGGGAAAGGTTCTTGTCCGCATTCTCGTAATATTTCTCGTTACCCTGCAACGCAGTCTTTCCGATAATGATTTGGGATTTCGGGGTTCGGGCTAGGCGTTCCATCAACTGACGGACTGCATAGTTGATTACCATCTGCGGATATTTAAGCTTATGCGTAATGCCGACAAAAGTCCGGTGCTTGTCGAGCCAAGTACGGGAACCGCATATCGGAACAACCGGAATATGTTTCAAAGGTAGCTGCTGCTGCGAAATGATTACGCCATCAAGGAATTTCGTATAAAGGATATACTTGTATTCCTTTTCAACCTTATTTCCGTTTTCGTCAACATCCTCAATCTTGCCCCACTGCATTTCATAGTAGTGGATGATGGTGCTGGAATCTTCTTGCGGTCGGTAGTTGTCACCTAGATACGGAGAAAGGTTTCCACGGGCTTCTTCATCGTAATAATCGGAATACTTTGACTGCGCCTTTTTCTTTGAAATGTATTCGACCACGGCAACCTGCTCCGCATCGGAGCCGTTGATTTCAGTAGAGTTAGGGTCGAACATCACCATCGTAGGATCGTCAACAGCGAAGATAGCGGCCTTCTTTTCTTCGGTATTCGTTGCGTAGAAGAAACCACGCCCACACTTGATGGCAGCATCGAGACCCGTTTCAACTGCGTTCTTTGTCTGCCATTCGTTCTGCAATTCCTTGACCCAAAGGTTAATCTTGTCAACGGGCGTGGAAGTCTTGTCAACCTGCGTATAGGTAATGTCGAACGGCCTTGACAGGAACGGGTTCAAGATTGCGTTGGCAAAATTGTCGATGATGTTGAACACGGCTTCGGGTCTGCCGTTTTCCGTAGAAACGTACTCGTTCCATTGATCGCCACAGGCAAATTCCCTGTCCTTGCGCATACGGACAATATCCTTTCCGCACTTCGCATCGAAGTCCTTTAGGAATGTCTTCAACCGCTCCAAAGTATCTTGGTCAAATTCTTTCTCTGCCATTATGCCTTTCTCCATTCATAAGAGTTGTTAATCGCTGCCATCGCAGAATCAAAATCGTAATTCGGGTCAAAAACGCCCATTTCAGCCCTAAACGGATTTTCCAAGTCACCCTGCGCAAAGGTCAACGCAATAGCGTCCGAATCATCGGGGGAATATCCTAGGATTTCCTTGATCTGTTCCTTCGGGATGATTCTGCGCTTGCCCTGCCCGTCAATAAAATATCTTACACAGGATAGCTGCATCTCAAGCTGTTCATCGTATGGAACTGAAAGCCCACGTTTGGCAGCTTCGCTGAAATTGAAATACATCAATGTCCTCAAATTCCCGAAATAATCGCTCACGTTGTTTGCAATTGCGTTGAAATGCAGTTCGTTCACGAAAAAGCCACCTTTCCGACAAATATCGACTGCACCTGAAGCAAAACCGCCCGTTCCGTCAAAGTTCAATATCGTGCGGTTCTTCTTCAAGTTGTGGCCCATTATGCCTTGACGGACTTTTTCGTAGATGGCGAACGAATCGGCCCCGTTCACCTTGAACAATAGCTGAATGTTCCTGCCCCTGCGCAGGTATGCCGTTGTGGTATCGTCACCGAATCGGGCTACATCTATGCCGATAACGGGAATGTCGAACTCCGTAAAGCCCGTCTGCCTGTGCATCATCTGCGATATGATCGTGGAGCTGAACAACTGGTCGGGGGTATCTGAATCAAGGATTTCGCCTTCAAGTTCCTGCCTTGCGAAAACGCCCGAATAGGTAGCTTCAAGGCTCCTAAAGAACTTTTCGGACAAGGTAGTGTTGTCACGGGAACGGGCGTAGATGATTTCAATATCTTCGGGCGGTGTTTCTCTGATAACCTTCGAGAAAAAGTTCTTGCCGCCCTTCGGGGTTGACATCATGTAGATTCTCGGATCACCGATACCCTCGCCACGGAGCGTAGCCATGGCAACATCCAAAAATTCCTTGGAAGCCAATGCAGCTTCGTCCATCACCAAAGCCTTGATGTTGGTAAGGCCACGCACGTTGTCGATGTTGGACTTTTCTGCCGAATAGAAATATGCCGTATGCCCGTTCAAGCGGATTTCCATCTTCGTCTTGTTGCATTCCGGCTGTATTCCCATTTCGGAAATCTTTTCCACAACGCCCTTGAACAACACACGTTCCAAGGTCTTGTAGCTCTGTGCGGTACAGAGAACATCAAATCCTTCAAGAAGCCATCTGACCACAAGCCACGATGCGCAGAAGGTCTTGCCACAGGAGCGACCGCCACATAGAATCGTGAATGTCTTGTCGCTCTGCAAGAACCGCTTCTGATGCGGCAACAGGTTTACCCGCATCACGTTTTCCGATTTCGGGTTCAGATGTTGTTCTCCTTGACGAAATTGTCAACGCCATTCCAACCGACACGCTCCTGCGGTGTCTTGGTCTTTTCCTTTTCGCAGAAAAGAATCTGCGTAGGTGCGTTGTTGTTGATGCTGATTGGCTTGTCGCCCCAAGTTTCCTTTTTCAGAACGGAGAGAACCTTTGCCGCTGCGCTCTTTTCGTTGCCCGAAGCTATCCAATCGGATGCGAGCTGAATTTCGTAGTCACGCTTTGCTAGTTCGTACTCATCATTGAGGAACCTTGCTACCTGCTGATGGATTTTAGTCTGCGGGTAGCAGATGTAGTCGATTATCGGGCTATCCCTGCGAATATCAAGCCTGTACAGAAGGTATTTCATAAAGGAATCGTTCATACCTTCGGAACTGAAACAGGCCAATCTGACTTTTTCATCGGAGCGCATGGCCCTAACGGCCTTCGTGACAAAATCGCACAAGGAAGGGTCGCTCTGAATCAGAATATCAAGCGATTCTTTCGGGATTTCAATATCTTCCTGCTTAAACATTGATTCCAGCCTTCAAGATTTTAGGGTCGCAAAGCTCGATTTCGCTACCACGGGTACGGAAAGGCACGATAATCGTCTTTTCAGACCCTTCACAGGCCAAATCAACGCCTGTCAGTAGGTGAGTAGCCATCTGCTTCTTTTCGGGCTGCAAGGCGTGTTTCTGCGCAATTGTGACTGGGGTGCCATTTTTGCGTTTTCTTCCCATATTACAACCCCATAAACCGCTTCCTGCGGTCGGCTAGTTCGTTATTGTGTAAACTTTTGATAATGGCGTAGTCGGTGGCTTCGTTGGTGTAAGGAACGCCCGTTTTCGGGTTAATCGGGTTTGGCAGAGTGGATTCGCTACCTAACATCGTCCTAGCTACGCCTTCGGGTACAATCTGACAGCGGCAATTCGGGTGAGAAATTTCGAGGATGCTTGTACCTGCTGGCACTTCCATACCGCTCATACGGGCGCATTCGGGGCAACAGGCGATGTTTCCTACAAAGATGTACCTTTCCGCTGTCGGGTCTTGGATATTCTCGGCAATTCCCGTTTCGGGGTCGGGTTCGCCCTGCGCTCCCGCAAGGCCAAGCTCAACCGATGTTTCGGTGGACTTTCCAACGCCCCTACCTGCATCAACGGCTCCTACAGACCAACCTAGACCCCTGTCCACCATCTGTCCGCTTCTTCCCAAGAGAAGGGAAGGCTGCATAACTTGACTACCCTGCCTTAACAGGTTCAGAATTTGCGGGTTTGTTATTGCCATACTTGTCCTTTATCCTCTGCTTGGCTTGCTGCTTAAGTCGGTTGAAATAGGCGTGAGATTCTTCAAACACCCTGTTATCGCCATCACTAGATATTTTACGCCCGTCAAAGTACGTTTCCTTGGTAAATGCGCCCAAACACACATAAAGTTCGGGATTTGCGAGGTTTCCGTTCCTTTCCGACCTCTTGATCTGATTGATAATCTTGTTCTTGTGCCGTGTCAGCGTTCCCTTCATCCTTCTGATGATGCAGTAGGTCAGAAACGAATAGGCTGGTTTCTCTCCCTTCCCCTTCCTTTCGGGGTTCCAATACTTGATAGCGTCAATGGCTGCACGAAGGCCATCGTCACGAAGGTTTTCCGCTATGCGGCCCCTGTAGCCGTGGAAATCGTACCCACGCTTTCTATCGGAGTTCTGCAAGATAAGGCTTACAGCCCTCATTATGTACACACCTAGCTTGTCGGAGCGCATTCCCGTGTTCTTCGCTATGGTGAGAAGTGCGAAAAGCTCGTTGTCACTCTCCATAATCTTTATCTGCGGATTGATTCCTGCATAGAGGATGCGTCCAAGCTCATAGCACGAAAGGCTGTCTTGGTAGGGGAGCTCACCGAAGGCGTTGCTCTGTACAAGGCAATCGGGAGAGTTCTTGTCAAAGAGGTTTTCACCGAAAAAGTTCCTCACCTTCCGCTGAATGGTGCTGCCTGTAGTGCCGTTGTCAGTAGTGCTTTTTAGTTCCATATGCAGAAATATACAAACAAAAAAA